ACATAAGATTCAATCTCTGTTTCCTGTGGTGCATTCTGTTGACCTTTAGAGTTCAACCAATGCTCTGTCCAAGGTAATGGATTGTTACGTGCAGGTATATCGTAGATAGGTGCGATACCTACTGCTTTCATACGTTTGTTAGCAATCCACTCAACATATTTCTCTAGCAGTCTAGCATTAAGACCAATCATAGTACCATCTTTAAAGAGATACTCTGCCCACTCCTTCTCCTCTTCGACTGCGTTCTTAAACATATTGATTACGTTATCCTTTTCCTCTGCAATAATCTCATTCATCACAGGATCATCACCTTGATCCCAATACTTTAGGATCTGTTGTGTGAGTACAAGATGCTGTGACTCATCTCGTGAAATTAAACTAATGATCTTTGCACTTCCTTCCATAAACTTTAGTTCACCGAAGGCAAAGCTACAAGCAAATGATACGTAGAATCTAATACCCTCAAGGATATTAACATTCATAATTGCACGATACAATGCACGTTTTAGATCTTTCATAGACCATTGTGAATTGATATGATCTCGCCAATCATCTCTCCAGTTATTACTCTGACCCCACTCACTTGCAAGTCGAATGAACTCATCATATGCTCTAGTGACTGACTCTGCACGTGACATAATCCTTTCATCTTCAAGAATAGTATCGAAGACCTCTGTTGGATCTGGGTATACGTTCTTAATAATATAAGTGTATGATCTGCTATGGATAGTCTCCATAAACTGCCATACATTCATAGCACCTTCCAGTTCAGGTAGTGCTACGTAAGGTAAGAATGCCATACCAGGTGCACGTCCTTGTACTGAGTCAAGTAGTATCTGGTACTTTAAATTGCTTGTAAATATATGTTTTTGTGCTGAAGTTAATTGAGTATAGTCTGCTCTGTCTTTCTGTAATGAAACCTCTTCAGGTCTCCAGAAATAACCTAACATTTGTGTTGTTAACTTATCAAATACAGGGTACTTGTACTCATCGTACCTCTGTACACCCAAAGGTTTACCAAAAAACATTGGTTGTTTAGTATTGTCGTGAATGTCACGATTGAATACAGTCACACCTTGGACATCAGATTTTGCAGGACTCACAGTCATCCTCCACAGTAGCGAGTTCATTAATTAGTTCATCAAGAGATTGCTCTCCTTCTGAAATGTTATCCTTCCATCCTATTGGATGTGCAGGTTCATCAACGTCCTTCTTAGCATCATATGTGTTTTGATAATAAGAAGTCTTCCATCCATATCTATATGTGGTTAACCAGTCCATAGCCATTACTTGCATAGGGACTTCGTTATCAGGATAGTTCTCTGGATTATACGACCAGTTACCACTGATCGCTTGATCAAAGAACTTCTGCATTACTGCTACGATCTTTATGTAACCCTCATTGGATTCCATATCCCATAGCAATGTGTACTTACTCTTTAAGTGGGGAAACCCAGGAACAATTTGCTTAAGGGGTCCTTTCTTTGATTTTTTAACGGACAAGTAGTCTCTAGGAGGTTCGATTCCATTTGTTGCGTTTGACACAATGGAACTGCTCTCCGAAGGCATTTGTGCGGACAGTGTTGAGTGCCTAAGACCGTGGGTTGTGATAGATGTCCGTAAACTATTCCAATCATATTTGTAAGATGGTTCAGTAATCTCATCTACCTCCTGCTTATATGTATCAATTGGTAATATACCATCGTAATATTTGGTACGTTCGAAACCATCACAAGAACCTTTCTCTTTAGCAAGTTCATTAGATGACTTAAGTAAGAAGTATTGGAATGCTTCTGTCAACTGATGGACTAAATCATATGCTTCTTGATCATTATATTTGACACCATTCTTTGCTAGGTAATGTGCTAATCCTATGAATCCTATGCCTAGAGACCGTCTGTTTTTAGTACTACGTTCAGCAGCAGCAACAGGATAGTTTTGGTAGTCTATAAGTTCTTCTAGACCCCTTACAGAGAGGTCACAGAGTTCTTCTAACTCATCTAAGTTCTTAGTTAACTTACCTACATTGATAGCAGATAGTATACACAAAGCAATCTCAGCATCAGCATCATCAATGTGTTGAATAGGATCTGTAGGTAGAGTAATCTCCTGACAGAGGTTACTCATATAAACTTTATCTTTGAACGAACTATGTGAATTACAATGATCGATATTCATAATGTAAATACGACCAGTCTCTGCTCTCTCCTTCAAGAGATCAATGATTAATTCTTGTGCCTTGACAGTCTTCTTAGGAATGCTTTCATCCTGTTCATATCGTTCGTAAAGTTCATTAAAACTATCAGTGCCAAAAGATTCATACAAACCTGGAACGGTGTTAGGACTAAAGAGAGATATCTCTCCATCCTCAATGAACCTCTGGTAGAAGATCTCGCTAGTTTGGATACTGTAGTCGAGCTTTCTAACACGATTGTCTTCTGTGCCTTTATTATTTTTAAGTACAAGGATGTCCTCTATTTCTTGGTGCCAGATGGGGAAGTGGACTGTCGCTGACCCACCTCTAATACCGTTCTGAGTACAACATCTAACAGTACTTTCGAACTTTTTAAGGAAGGGGACAACACCTGTGTGCTGAACTTCTCCACCCCTGATTTTAGAGTTGATACCCCTGATCCTACCTGCGTTGATACCAATTCCTGCCCTTTGAGCGACATATTTGCCAATAGCCATATCGCTGCTAAAGATACTATCGAGGGTGTCATCAGCATCAACCAGAACACAACTTGCAAATTGACGAATGGGGGTTCGAACGCCTGCGAGGACTGGTGTTGGGATGTTGATCTTTCCTTTGGAGGTTGCTGTGTAGTATCGTCTGACATAATCGAGTCTCGTTTCTGTAGGGTAATTCTGGAATAGCGTTGCTGCTACCATTATGTACATATATTGTGGGGTCTCATAGAGAGTTCCAGTTGATCTATCTTGAACAAGATACTTGTCAACAATCTGACGGAGACCTGCAAACGTGAATCCATAATCACGTTGGTGATCTATGAAACCATTGATTAGATTCCACTCACCTTCACTATACTTATCTATGATACTAGAATCATATACACCATCTTCAACACACTTCTCTATGTGGTCTTTAAGGTGTGTGTAACCTGTTTCATCTGCCCAACCAGGAAATACTTCTCTGCGTATATCAAATAATAACAGACGTGCTGCTACGTACTGATAGTTGGGTGTCTCAGTACTAATAAGATCACTCGCTGACCTGATTAGTATCTGTTGTATCTCTGAGGATTTAATGCCATCAAAGAATTGTAGATTGGCATTCATTTCAATCTGACTTGCAGATACACCTGCCAGATCTTCGCAAGAAAATTCACACATCCTGTGAATCTTATCAAGAGTAAGAGGTTCGATGCTACCATCCCTCTTAATTACTTTCATTCCTCCGTTCATACTTTTTTCCACTGTGATAGTTTTAATTTTGCTTGCAGTCCTTTGTACGTATTTGATTGTACTAGAGTCTGCACTTTTTGTCCACCCAACACCATATCGTTGATGTCCTTTTCAACAATTCCATCTGGCCAAATTACTACTTTGTCACCTCTGTTGATGGCTGCTTCGATTCTATCGACGATTTGTCTGTTACGAGGTTCGTTATCATAAACCCAAATATAATCGCTCCAACCAAGCGACCTAATATTAACGTCAGACCCAGCCATCGCAACGGAATTCTCCAAGAAGAGCGAGTCGATTGGTCCTTCGACAATGTAGATTGGTTTTTCATAATGAATGCGGTCGATACCGAATAGTTTTGGTTTGCCCTCGTTAAAGATGATTGTTATATAACGTAACTTCGACACAGGATCTAAAGATCTCCCTTGTAACCCGAACATTTTACCATCCTCATCCTTAAGAGGGATGATGATTCGAGGTTGATCATTCTTCAAACTATCGAAGGTTTGTTTTACCGAGTTTACATACTGTTTGAAGTGATCAGCGTAATACAAATGTTCCAATTTATCGATTGGAATCTTACGTTGTTCAAGATATTCACGTGCTGGATGTTCTTTATTTAGCGATGCAATATTCGGGAGGTTAATGCTAGTTTTAAACTTTGGTTTTGATGTTTTGATTATAGGATTTGGTACCCTCCTATGCTTACCTGTGAGTCCTTCTTTATATCTTTCCAGCACAAATTCATCAAACAAATCACGTGCGTGATCTTTGAGAAAATTACTTAGAGTTCTACCAACACCACAGTTGTGACACTTGTATATTAAATCGTTCCCCTTAAGAAAAAAATACCC